GCTTGTCTGCCATTTGCAACTCGACAATCTTAGACTTGTTCTTGATGTCTGCCTCTTTCAACATCAGTTCAGCAATCTTAACCCGCTTGTCAAACTCCTGTGAAGATGCCATATCTTCATTAGGCAAGTTCTTGGTGATAGAAGCCATGTTCTTGGCCTGAATCTCTTGAGGCATCAACTGAGTTTCCATAGACAACTTCACAGCATTGGCCTTGTTTTCCTCAGCCTTAGTAGTCTGAACCGCAATCTGAGCCTGAGCCGCTTGCATAGCCAACTGTGCTTGCATCTGCTCAATCTCTTGCTGTTGAGGATTAGGCTTCATCATCTCGTCCAAAGCCGCAATCATCTCCATGCGATTGGTCAAGCTGGAGTTAGCCACAATGCCCTTCAAGATGATCGGCAGAACTGGCGTATTAGCGCCCAAAGTCTGCAACAAACCAATGAATTGCTGTTGTTCATACTCTCTCGCAATGATGCCCAAAGTAGCCGTTGGGATGAAGTTCATGTCCACAGAAGGGTAACGCTCTGGATCAAACTGCATGAACCTAAAAGCCGCCTTTTTGATGAATGGAATCAAGAAATCTTCTTGGAAATTCACCAATGTACGCTTGTATTTCTTGATGATCGAGGCCACAGCCATCGACATACCAGAACCACCACCATCTCTAGTGGCTTGGCTGACCATGCCCTGTGAGTCCAGCGTACCTGTTGCTTGCAACAACATACGCTCAAACGCTTGGGCAGTCGCTAAGTTGCTTGGGTCAGTAGCGCCAAACTTGAATGGCATCATGATGTCTGCCGGTGCGCCATTTGTGAGGATGGCTTTTCCGGGCTTTACCTCAAATTTAGCGCCTCTAGGCATACGAGTTGCATCCATAGCAATCATGGGGCTAGTAGTCAACGCTAATGAATCCAAATGGCTACGAGTCTGGGCATCAATGGCTTTTTGCATATTGAATGCCTTCTCAACCGTACCACGACCCAACAAACGATTGGGAATAGTGTCATCCTGATAGCTCAGAATGGGTCTATCCTTCATCATGTATGGGTTTTCTTCAGCTTTTAGGAGCAAACCATCGTTGGCAATGACCACAATGGCTTCCACCATGTCGGTGTAGTCTTCAGCCGCTGAATTCTCAGGAAACAACTCAACAATGTCCTTGTTTTCTTGCATATTGTTGAGGTATTCCCTTGGCACAAGGCCGTAATACGTCAACAACAGCACTTTTTCGTCCTGATACTGGCTTACCTCTTGAGTTGGCTCCAAATCAGTGTCTTCATAGGTGGGGGTGATGTCTACTTTGCGGTAGATACCCCGCTCAATACCACGCACAACCTTGTGAATCGAGACATACTTCTCTACAGCCACACCCATACAGTCATCAATTGATGTCCCATTAGGGTCAAATAGGAAGTTCTTGGGGTTGACAGGTGTGATCTTGACCGCAATACGATCACGTTCAACCACGCCAATAGCGGCTTGCCCTGCCTGATTAGGAATAGGGCGAGTCGTTGGGATGTACTCTTTCTCAGTGGAAACAATAATCTCGCCAATGCCAGTGCCATAGATTTCAGCCATCAACTCGATCTGGTCGATAGACTTTCTAATCTTGTCTTTCTTGAAGTCTTCCATCAGTTGAGACTTGATTAACTCAACGTCAATGGGGTTCCCGCCAATGTCTTGGATATTGTCTTCAATGTCGAAGAAGTCCCCCTGACCGAAGATAGCTTCCATGATCTCGGCATGGCGAGTCTCAACAGCTTGTTGGGTAGCAGGGGTCACAATACGGCTACGCTCTGATTCCCTTGTCTTATCCTCAGATGCCCACTGACCACGGAAGATACGCTCGTACTCTAACCAATCGGGAAGGAAGTTGACATCACGGTAATCACGCCAGCGTTGGCAGTGGTCAACGACAAACCCTGTCAATTCTTTATCCGCCTCTGTCGGCTGATAAAACTCGTTTTGCTCTAACTTGTCTGTTGCCATAGTGTTACCTTATAGATGAACCGATTGTATTTCCAAAGGGGTCGGTGTAGGTGGGGTTTTCTATCTGACTAGCAGGGATGCCATTCCTTTCAAGAATGGTCATGCTCTTTTCTTCATTGGGGAACACTACGAAGTTGGATGTCTGTTTTCCAGTCGTAGCTCTAGAACCCTCATCAAGATACCTGATGCCAGCAACACCTTGATTTTGCAAAAGACTAGATGCCTGCTGTGGTGAACCAGTACGTTTAGATAGCAATTCATAAAAGTCACGACCAGACATATCCCAATTCATATCTGGTGTCTTGAATGAATCAAGTTCTTGATCTACCAAAGGCTTCAAGTCAAGCTGGTTCAATCTTGCCAATGCTTGCTTTTGAATATCTTGATTCATCGCAATGTTTTGATCTCCAAACAATGCCATGTAGTCATTGCCAACGTCTTGGGCTGGAAGCTGACTTCTAATGTCGTTTTCTATATTGACTAGCAACCTGTCTTTAACTCTTTGCTCTGCCTCTTGACGCAAAGCATTCATCACATTCTTTTGCTGGATAACAGGCTTATCCCAATCCAGCATGGTGGCAATCTTCTCGTCTGGGAGATCGACTTTGTAAAGATTGCCAGTTCGAGGAATTCCCTCAAACTTTCCTAAGTCTATTGACTTGGCATAGTTGGTTGCCGCATCCCAACCGTAATTAGGGTCTGTGAATTGTTTTAGGACATTTTCAGGATGGTTATGGGTCATGATGTTTTCCCAATAAGCCAATCTAGCTGTAGCATCTTGCTCTAATGCCTTGTTCTTTGTCCTGAATGCTCGTTCCTGATCTTTTTGGGCTTGTTCATACCAAGTGTCAATAGACTTACCCTTGTACTTAGCCTTGCTGGTATCAAACCAGTTTTGTTGCATGAACTGATATTCTTTAGCTACAGCAGGGTTTTCTGCGCTATAAATACCATAACCATACGCTTGCGCCCCTTCACCGCTACCAATCTTGGAAGCATCAAACTCACCCAAAGGGTTGCGGGGTGTGGGAGGCAATGTGTGAGGTGTGCCGTGATAGACATCCAGAGGGCTAACGCTACCCCTAGAGACATCACCAAGCAATTGCGCTGGTAAACCGCCACGCTCCATCACTTGAGGCACAACCCTCTCAGCCAATCTCTCACCAGCACGACCAGCAGTCATAGCGGCTTGGTTAGCCATCACAGCGGCTGGCTTCACAAAAGGCGCAACATTCATTGCCGCATTGATTGTTTCTTCTCTAGGGCGCAAGGTCATGCCCGAACCAGTGAACAACGAGTCACCGTAGGACATACGCTCAAGAGTCTTAGGGATACCAGTCTCATACAGGAACTGAGCCGCACCCTGCATCTGCTGAGTCCTCTCAGGTGAACTCATATATTCCAAAGGCAGATTCACAACGTCAGAGAACAACCCCAGTATGGTGCTTCTTGGTGTCGGTTTCATCTGATCTGCCATGTACTACCTCACACTCCGCTAATGATGTCAACTGGTTGCCACTCGTCTTCATCATCTGCCTCAAAGTACGAGGTTATAGACAACTGATCTATATAACTAAGGGAGTCTGGCAAGTCATCCTGAACACCCTGCGATGGGAACATCAACAGCTGATCCAAGAACTCTGTCCAGTCTTCTTCCTTATTAAGCACTATTCTGCCATGCTCAAACCGTCCCTGCAATGCCCAAATCACCCTGTCTGACTTCTTCTTGTTCCCATGCGTCAAATCCACAATATGAGCATATATGTTGGATTTTCGCATTAAATCAGACAAATAGGGAAGTACAGCATTCTTCAATGCACCCCTTTCGATGCCAATGGACAAAGGCTTGTAGTCCCTGATAGCCATCAGAATGTTCACCGCCGTAGTCCGAATGTCCCACCGACCATGCTCAATCTTCTCTACATACCACTTGCCATCATCAGTGACCTTCACTATAGATATAGCAGTCTGATCTAACCGCTTCTTAGAGTTAGCCGCCTGCTTCGCCACCTCCTCAAACCCCGCTAAGTCAACCGCAATGAAATAACTCCCCCTCTCAGGGATTTCCCCATACTTAATCCACTCCTCCTTGAAGACATCAGAGCCAGCGTTGTCAAAACTGGCTAGGTACTCTTGTTTAAAGGCAAAGCTAGATAGCGTCTTCTTGGCACTTTCAATCTCTTTTTCATCAATCAAAGGGTTGTCTTTGGTGGTGAAGTGCCACGACTTCCAGTCAGGGTCTTGCTCCTCTTGCCCTAAGTTGTATATATCGTAGAACCAGTTCCTACCCTTTGGCGTACCTATGAACATGGCACGACCACGTTTATCGGACAAGCTGGCTCTAATAACTTGTTCCCAAGTCTCTGGCTTAATATCCGCCACCTCGTCCAAGACTGCATAGGTCAGACTGACACCCCGCAAAGTGTCAGGACGATCGGAACCCCTCACATATATCTTTGCGCCGTTAATCAAAGTCACTTCCATGTTGTTTACATGGCTAGACTGGATAATCTCCCGACCTACATCCAGTAAGACATCCCAGACAATCTGACGAGCCTGACCTTGGGTGGGCGCAACGTAAAGCACCGCCGAGCCACTTGGACAGCTAAGACCCTCAATCAGTAAGGTGGTCACGGCTAGGCGTGACTTACCACAGCGCCGACCAGCAACCACAACCTTGAACCTCGTCTTGTCGGCGTAAACCTCTTGTTGCCACGGCAATAGCGCAAAGTTCAAATCAGCCATTCTTAGCCTCTATGTCTTCTATATCTTCTGGCTCAATTGTCGTTGTGGTGGCTGTAGGTGCGCCAATGCCAGTGATATTGATCGTGACCGCACTCCTCTGGCTCTTATCCTTCTCAAACATGGATACAGGCAGGGTACGGTCAACGCACATCTTGATAGCCGCCATCTGTGCGGGGTGATTGTCATTCAACGCAATGGAAATCATCTTTTCCACGACATCCTTACCGCTAGACTTGATAAGCATATCCTTCAACTCTTTTAACCGTTGATGGTCAGTCTTAGGCAAGGCCAAGGCGGGATTCCTAGCGTATTCCTGTATCTGCCGCTTTAGGCCAAATGTGCCTTTGGGTCTACCAGCCTTCTTCTTTTGCGGCTCCGGCTGGTCATCCTGAATGTCATCAATGTGCTCTATGTTCACGATTGTCCTTGTGGTTGTGGGCGTGATGTTGGGGGATTATGGCTTTTTTTCACGCAATATGATAGATTTGTCTTGCTGGCGCAAAGTAACCGAATTACTCCTTCAAGTCTTTGCTTGCTACACGTTCGGGACTCCCTGCGCTAGCACTAACACGCATGGGGATTGCTCCGCAGTCATAGCCACTGCCTGATTTTGAGGGTCAAGTCAGTCTCCAGCCGTGTTGGTGTGTAGCATTGAAACAGAGTAGATCGTGTCATCCCACCGATGGACACGGCGAAGCTGGCGGCTAGAACTGTGGTGAAACCGTCCACCAACAACCTACACGCATGGGGATTGTCACCAGTCTCCAGTCGTGTTGGTGAAAGCGGTTTGGCTCCGCTGGAAGTTTGTCGTTGCTGATTTGCGTCCATACCCTGCCTCATGGGAGTCACCAACTTCTCTTTTTTTTCAAATTGGGATAGTGGTTTGTTGGGATTTTGCTAATTTGGCCTCTGGTGAGGGTCGGAGGCTCCCACAATTATCACGACCCGACCCGACCCCCACCCCCCCATCCAAAAACCAATCGAA